ATTGTCAGACATTTTCACGATTGACCAGGGAATCAAAGACCGCAAGCGTTACAACCTGGTAACTCAGCTTGACAAGATTCTGAAACCCTACACAGGTTGCGACAGAACCTTCAACGGTAACCGTCAGTTGGTAACAAACACGACTGTACAAACCAAAGAATTTCAGGTATCTGAGTCTTGGTGTAAGGATGACTTCACTAACCAGTTGGCAGGTCAGTATAACATTTTGGCTCAGGAGTGGCTTAAGACAGGTTTGAAATCTTTCGACCCTTCAGGTACACCAATCGACAAGATAATTGACAAAGTGTTGATTGATGCGCTTCAGCGTGACGTATTCCGCAGAGTATCTTTTGCGGCTGGTAACAGTTCAGATGATGACTACAACCAGTTTGATGGTCTGTGGGATAGGTTGATTGACTCTTCAGGTGCTTCAAACTATTGCGTACGCAGAGCTGGTTCTGCCCTTGGAACTGCTTCTTTGAGCGCAGGTAATGCTCTTACATATCTTGAGCAGGCCTACGATCAATCAAACATCCTTCTGAAAAACGCGCCAGGTAAGAAATTCTTTGTTACTCGTTCGATCTGGGATAACTACTATAACTCATTGATCGGAACAGGTGCAGTAACAGAGCAGGCTTTTGAAAACTTGCAAAAAGGTTTAACAACCTTGACATACAAAGGTATCCCGGTTGTTCCGGTTGACCTGTGGGATGTGTTCCTTGCAGAAAGCGATAATCCGTTGTATGCTACAACTCGTCACCTGATCCTGTTGACAATTAAGGATAACCATATTCTTGGCGTTGAACAAGGCTCAGACCTGAACAAGATTGAAGGCTGGTACGAACGTAAGGACCGTAAGTTCTACTACGAGGCTGATATGAAGATGGGTTATAACTATCTGCACTGCGATCTTCAAACAATCATGTACTAACTAAAAACAGGAGGCTAACATGGCAAACTGTAAAGCTAGTACCGGTTTCACGAATTCATGCACCGATCTATTACGGGTCGGTGGCATGGACAAAACTTTTTGGATTTTCTATAAAGACGATCTTGACACACAAATAAGCTTAGATCAATCTGCGGATATTGACGCGCTTGATTTTGGCTCGTATGGCGGACTGAGGCGTTTTGATGGTAATAAATTTTCACACTCATTTGGTGATGAACTGCAAGTTGGTGGAGGTGGTAATAAGTCATACAAACATACACTAACGGTTAAGCTACTTCCAAACTCTACAGCAGATGATGTTATTCTCCAGGATTTAAACCTTGGTACTGACATCATTGCTATTGTCCAGGACAACAATAGAAACTTTTTCATACTTGGCGCTGGTAACGGACTTACTGTTATTTCAGATGCGCAAACAAGTGGTGAAACAGGAGACAGTGATACACGCGATGTAGTGACAATGGAGGGATCCGAGAGAACCAAAAAGCTAAGATTTGCAAGAGGTGCCGGGTATCAAAATACGCTTGACTACCTGGAAAGCTTAGAGATATAAGGTTATAGGTTAGTTCTGTTCAGCCTACCGTGCAGGGCTGAATGGGCAGGGTTTAAATTTTAAACGATAGAAGCCACATGGGGGCGGGTTGCACGGCCTAAACCCAGGTGGCTTTATTTGTTATGGATGAGCGTAAGGAGTTGTATCAGAAGATGAAAGCCAGCAGGGAAATAAACCAGATTGAAGATACCCCAAATTGGCGCAGGGCTTTTGATCTGTATCACGCTGCTACAGGTGTAAGGTTAAGGGTAAAGGACTTTTGTTCAAAGTGTTTTAATAAGGTGGCGGAATGGCTAGCAGCTTAGACTTCATACAGATTTACTATGATGAGGCTCAGCTATCAGAGATGTATGATTTTGCAACACCACATTACAACACCACACTAACACCATACTTCGAGAACTCAGTTATAGCTGAACTAGTACCTAAGTTAAATGCTGATCTTATTTCAGTTTGTTCGTGGAGATTAAAAAAGAAAAGGATGGACCGTGCATATCAATTGAATGGAAAAACAGAATTGACCAAAGACAAAATTGTAAATACTGACTACGATGTTGCGGTACTTACACCGACCTCCGGTTCGCACAAACCTTTACAGATGGCTAGTCATTGGCATGGCAAGCCTTGGGACGATGCGATTGTTGCCTTAAAGAAATTTATCAGAATCCCAACTGAATTAAAAAAGGGAATTTACGAGAATCATTTTATAGCCAGAAAGGAGGTATATCATGACTACGTTAGAAATTGTCTTAACCCTGCTATTGATTTTATCAGCACTCATCAATGTTTTTTTGTTAATGCGAACTATGCAAAAAGAAAAACAGAAGATGAACGTAAAAGATATACTGCAATTACCGGGCGTGAAGATTGGCCAATTGCCCCGTTTGTCTTAGAACGACTCTTTAGTATTTGGATAGATGATAAAAACTTAAAGGTAATCAACCTATGAAGAAACTAATCTATCCACAATTCATAGGGAGACTTGGCAACAATATGTTCCAAATAGCTGCATGTATCGGCTATGCTAAAAAACATAATGTGGGCTGGGGTATAAAGAAGGGCTACATCGAACGCGGGTTCGGAGTAAATCAGGTTGATAAATACTTTCCTCACTTACCTGAATGTGAAGACCACTTTAAAAGATACAGCGAACATCAACCAGGACACGATCATGATTGGTTCGATTACCACGAAATTCCATTCCATCCTAAAGGCGTTCAGATAGTAGGATTCTTTCAGTCACTAAAATATTTCGAGAATGCACAGGAAGAAGTAGTAAAGGCGTTCAATTTAAAATACGTATCAGGATATAAGGACTATGTAAGCATACACGTTAGGCGTGGAGACTATGTGCAACACGCAGAAAGTTTCCCACCTGTGACAGAAGAATACGTTTTAAATGCTTTATCAATTGATGAGCTACCACACGATATTAAGCCAATTTTTTTTAGTGACGACATAGAGTGGTGCAGGTGGAAGTTCAATAAAATACCAAATGCTGTATTCTCAGAGGGCCGCAACGAATATGAAGACCTTTGTTTAATGGCCTCATGTGGTCACAACATCATAGCTAATTCTACATTTTCCTGGTGGGGAGCCTTCCTTAATCGCAATCCTAATAAAATAGTTATCAGTCCTTCAGTAGAAAAAGGAAACTGGTTTGGACATAGTTCAGGAGTGCAACAAGCTCCAAAAGATTTAATTCCTGATTCATGGATTCAAATAAAGTTCAGATGAAAATATCACTGTGCCTTACAAACTATAACCGAACCACATTGCTTTACGAAGCATTTAATCAGGTTATTAATGACCGGAGGATTAGCGAAATAATTATTTCCGATGACTGCTCTAATCCTGAAGTATGGCAAAGTTTACAGTGGCAGTACAACGGTATAGACAAAGTAAAGCTACACAGAAATGAAAAGAATCTTGACTGCTATTTCAACAAGAGAAAAGCAATAGAACTTGCTAACAATGAGTGGGTAATAATATTTGACTCAGATAACATTATTGACAGAAAATACCTTGACAGAATTGAAAATCTTTGGTCTTCTGGTCTTAACGTGACAACGGCCTACGCGCCTGACTTTGCAAAACCACACTTTAGTTTTAAGCAGATTTCAGGGACGCTAATCAATAAACAAAATGTGTCTTCCCTGGTTACTTTCGGAAATACCGCAACTATGCTTAACGCCATGAATTATTTTGTTAATCGTGAGCAGTATTTAAAAGTATTCGATCATTACACTGATCCGGTAACAAGTGATTCTATCTATCAAAACTACAGGTGGCTTGATGCTGGTAATTCAATATACGTTGTGCCTGATCTTGAGTACCAACATAGAGTCCATGAAGGGAGTCACTACCAGAACAATGTAAAAAGAACCCCTAGAGGCTTTCATGAAGAAATTATTAACAGACTAAAAGCAATGCGATGAAAACAGCGGTGGTGTTTGGTGCAGGTGGGTTTATTGGTAGTCACTTGGTGACACGATTAAAATCTGAAGGCTATTGGGTCCGTGGGGTTGATTTAAAGTATCCTGAGTTCTCACGTACCGATGCAGATGAATTTGTAATCGGAGATCTACGCTATCAGCAAACTGTAGACAAATGCATAGTTGATAAGTACATGGAGCCGTTTCATAAACCCGTACCAGTGGATGAAATATACCAATTGGCAGCGGATATGGGCGGAGCTGGCTTTGTTTTTACTGGTGAACACGATGCTGATATAATGCATAACTCAGCATTAATCAACATGAATCTTTGTGATAGTCTAAGGAAGATTAATTATAAAGGCCGTGTGTTCTACTCTTCTTCAGCTTGCATGTACCCGCAGGGTTATCAAATGCAAACAGGTTTTGCGGTAGATGGATTAAGGGAAGAGATGGCGTATCCGGCTGACCCAGACAGCGAATACGGATGGGAAAAACTTGTTAGTGA